AGTGCCCTGATGACATTCCTGAGATGTGTACCACCCTCAGCACCCTTTATGCCATTATCTGCCAGTGCGCCAAGAAGCATTGACAGCTCAGCAGTACCACCAGATAGCTGTCTGCCATACGCACCAACAGTCAGAAATGCTTCACCCAACTGTGAAACGCTTGTGTTTGTGGTGGATGCAGTCACTGCCATCTGATCAACCATTCTCTGAGTTTCCCATGCAGACAACCCAAATGCAGTCTGTGCATCAGTGACCATGTCAGATGCCATGGCCAAATCCATGCCGCCTGCCGCCGCCAGATTCAGCACATTGGGCAACATTTCCATTGACTGCTGAGCATTGTAACCCGCAAGAGCCATGTAATTCAGGGCCTCTGAGGCCTGTGTGGCAGTGAATGCTGTATTTGCACCCATGTACTGTGCAAATTCCTTCAGGTTTCCTGCGAAATGCCCATAGGCAGTGTCCACTTCACCTGTCTGCTTTGCAAAATCCTGCATGGTCATGCCCATGGTTGCCGCAATCTGTGAAACAGATGCATTGAAGTCCTTGGACAGGCTCAGGCTTGAAGATGCAAATGTTTTGACTGCATTTACTGTGGCATCTGCGGCCTTTCCTGCGGCCAGTTTCGCAGTGTTGCCCAGTGCAGTGACAATCTTGCCACCCATGCCCTGAGCATCACCCTGTGCCTCTTTCAGGCCTCGCACATAGGCATCCTTGTTCAGGCTGAGAGTGGCCTGCAGTTCAAAAAGATTAGCCATTGCTGTTGCTTTCCCCCTTTCCTAGTAATTTCTGCCTCAGATCATCAACAATCTCCTGACCTGATCTGGTATCCTTGGGGTTCACTGGGGTTTCTCCAATCAGCTCAGTATATGTGGGGAAATCAGCATTTCCTAAGCCTTTCATGATCCCACACCCAACTGCAGACATGTATCTTTGGTATGTATCCTGTTTGTGCCTTTCTTCCAGTAGGATTTCAAGGGCATCCCATCCATGCCAACCATACTGCACCAGTAACAGTGTTATTTCTTTCCTGATTTCCCTCTCTGCGGGGTGAGTTCGCGAAAAAAATCAATCAAATCCTTGTCAATGCAGGCCTTTACATCACGGATGTACTGCAAACTGTTCTCTTCCTGCAGTTCATCAACCGTTTTCCCGGTCAGCACTGCCAGAATGGCATCAAGGTCATCCTTGTGATTCCTCAGCACAGCAGGCAACATTTTTGCCACCATAAATCCGAAAAGCTTTACCATTGCAGGATTTCCACTGTACAGGTCACCGAATTCCTTAAGAGTATCTGACATGGCATCATCACTAAGAATGGCATAAGCAGGTTCAGAAATCCTGATGATGGCATCAGCGGCCTGATTTGAGTTCATCTGAGACAGTTTCATTTGAGTATTTCCCCCTTCTTATCAATAAAAAAGGGGCGATAAACGCCCCGTATTGTGCGTTTTTTAGGTGGTAGGCGGATCAAGATAGATGACCTCAAAAGGTGCATTATCATAATCCTCAACGGCATCCTGAAACGCATGGAATTCAAACGGCATAGTGCCCTCACCCTTGTCCTCAAAGGTCAATGTAACACCATTGGTATTCAGGGCATTCTTCAGTGCAATGATAACTGCGCCGCCATTTGACATATCACCGATCCACACCAGTTTATCGATGTAGTCAGTGTCTTTGATTGCAGTGTGCATGGTAATTGTGGTCTTTTTGCCACTCTTTACCACATCACCTGTGGCCATAACCTTGGCAAAAGTACCGGGCATCAGCTCTACCAGTGTGCCAGTCAGAGAAGCATCTACACTGTCAACGTATGCACCACCCTTGAACCGGTACCGCTTACCATCCACATCAGGATCACGGATTTCAGCAGTCACAACAAAACTGCCACCACCACGGGTTGCACCCAGAATCTTGGTGTTGTCAGTCAGTGCTGTTGCCAGTGCTGTACGCAGGGCAGTTGAATCTTCATAGGTGCTGTAGTCAAATCCAATCAGGAAAGCACCTGCATTCAACTGCAGTTTCTGGAAGGTTTCTGTTCTGGTTGGTGTAATCATTCCTGCAACAGGCATTTACTCAACCCCTTTCTACTTGTGATAACAATTAATCTGTAGTGAAATATAAACATATTGGTAATCCGGGTCTTCATCCCGCTGTACCTGTGCCCTTGGGCTGTTGGGCCTGATCACCACATAACCACCATCACACTCAAGCCTCACACCTTCACCTATGGCCTGCAGAATCTCATCTGCTTTTGCCAAGAGTGCACTGTACTCTCTGGTTCTCCCCCAGACCTGACAGTAGTGGGTGCTTGACCTCAGTGGTTCAGTTTCAGGCAGTGAGTATGTGATATACGGCAGTTCGGCCTCATCAGGTACATTCATTGTGGTGTATGCCGGCAGGCCAAACCCGGAATAAAAGCCATACAGAGCCTTTGCAGTATTTATCAAGTGAGTTCCCACCTTTCTGCCTTGACCTGTCCAAACTGGAAGGTAGCAACAGCAGGGGTTTTGGAATCAATCACATTGGATGTGACACGGAATACAGCACCATCTGAAACCCGCTTGAAAACATCATGGTAATCAAGGCCCACAGAAATGGGTACAGTGACTGTATACAGCTCAGTTACACCCTGCTTTTCAGCAAGAATGGCCTGCAGTGTGCTGTCTTTTACGATTGCCGCCATGAACCGGGCACCCTCAACCCATACCCTAGCAGTACCGCCCATCCCATCAGGTACAGTCTGCCTGTCCATCATGGTGCATTCTTCCATCATGGTTTCATACAGTCTCACAGCAGTCACCTCATGCAAGCTTTCTGTACGGGTTCAATCTGTCAGCAAAAGCTGTTTCCCATGTGGTTCTTCCTCTGCCGGAATTCCCACCTGTGCCACCTGTACCTGCTTTGGAATAGCTGTACCCACCGAAAGATTCGGATGTAAATGGGCTATTAGCGGCATCTTCATACTTCTCACGCCATGCTTTGATTTCATCCACCAGAAGCAGGAAAGCCTTTGGCACAGCCAGATAGGAAACAGTCCCTGTAAATGTTTCATTGGTCAGGGTTTCGGCTTTCTGGGCATCATCATCAAAGATGCCACTATCCCATGTATAAATGCCGTCATTCATGGCACTGCCGGTGATCATGAACCGCTGACCGGGCAGAATGTCAGGCAGATCAATTACCCCATCAGTAATGGTGAAAGTGCCTGTATGGTTCTCTCGGATGAAATAATTATGGATGTGGTTGCAAACCGCCGCTAAATGGCTCATTTTGCCGCCCTCTTTCTGGGGTTGGTATTTGTCCTCTTGGCAGGTTCAGCGGCCTTTTTATGGCTTTTCCCGCCGATTACAGGCCTTTCCTGCGCTACTTCCTCAATCACAGGGTATCCAAGTGCGTTCTTATCAGAGGAAAGGCCCTGCAGACGCTCATTAGGAACAGTGCACCCCACAAAGGGGAATGTATCCCCCTTGTGGTAGGTGATGTGTTCCAGAGCATCAGTGAAATCCCTGATAACTCTGTACATGTTTACGCTCCAATGGTGATGACAGCAATGCCATCAAGGTACTCAGCCCAGAGAGCCATACCCATCAGGGCGAAAGACTCACCAACAGCAGTGCCGTAGTTGCCCTGTACATGGAATCCAATCAGATTGGTTTCTCCCTGCACAGTGTACTGCAGGCCAAGCTTGGCAAACTCACTGTCTCCGGGGTCAGCATAATACAAGTCAATATTTTCCACAGGGGTTGCAATGACCTTATTCCTGGCCACCTGAGAGGCAGGGCACAGGAACAGAGTGGAATACCCAAGGAAATCCTTCACGTAGGTCAGGCCAAACTTGTTCTGCACAGTGATGGGTGCACTGCCAAGATAGTCATAGAAATCAAGGATGTTGGCAAAACCAACCACATTGGTCACGCTCTTCTTGATGGTGGCAAACTTATTCAGCACTGCACCCTGTGCCTTGGCAAGTGCCGCCTGCCAAGTAGCCGCATTGTCAGTCAGATTGCCGGTGTTCAGGAAGGTGTAGAAGCGAGTCATGACATTGCTCTGCAGTTCAGTCAGGAAAGCATCATCAGACTTCTCTACAGCAATCTCTGCACCATATTTGTCAACATCTTCAATCGGAACAGCTTTGGCGTATTTTTCAATGGTCAGGTCTGCCTTGTTAGCCTGCACAATGGTAGCCTTGCTGTACGGAATCACTGCACCTGCAGGCACTGCACCGCTCTCAAGAGTCATGGAAGTGGTATAGGTAACCAGCTTACTGCCGGGTGCCTTTCTGATAGGCCGCATAATGCCCAGAATGTTGCGCAGTGCTTCCCAGTTATCACCAAAACGGGTAACAAAGTCAATTTCACGGGCAGTCACATTGGTGTACACATTCGGCAGTGCACTTCTCGGGGTTGTCATGGTTTCAACTGCATTGGGCATAATTCATCCACCTTTCTCATTTTGCGTTCTGCATCTGAGCAATGGCATTCTGCCGTTCCTGAGTGGAAAGCTTATACCTGCCGTTTTCATCCTTGGCATAGATTTCACTCATGCTCAGCACCTTGCCACCGCTTGTACCGGGTGGTGTCTGCACATCTGCACCTTTTGCACCTTCACTGTAAATGAAACCGCTCCATTTAGATTTGATGGTCTTGGTCAGTTCTTCTTCACCTTCCAGTTTGCCATCTTTTACCTTCATCTTTCCGAAGTCAGTCACATTCATGATGCTGTCGATGTGCTTTTCACCAACCTGATTGGCTTTCAGCAGGGCCTTGTAGGCACTCTTTACACCTTCCAGTGCTTTTTCAGACTCAGTCTTGTTCCTGTAGTCCTGATAGTCAGAATGTTCTTTCTCATACTTGGCTTTCCAGTCTTCTTTCTGCAGATCATCAAGGGATTTCTGCAGATCCCCTGCCTTTTCTGCATCAGCCTTGTACTTGTCTCTTTCTGCCTTGAGTCCACTGATGGTGTTGGTGTGCTCTTCAATGATGGCACTTACCTGTTCCTCGGAAAGTCCCATGCCCTTAAGAAAGTTTCTAGTTACTGACATATTTTCCGCTCCTTTACTTTGACTTCCGTTCTTTGAGTCCAGAGCAACGGAATTTCTTTACCGTTGCCCCGATTTTAACATATCCGCAAACAATCACAAAATCTGTATTTTACTTTTGTGAATATCACGACATAAGTTCATTCTTCAGGATTTTCACATACTCACTCATATGGTCTTCAATTCCTGGCCTCAGGTATGGCTGTGCACGCATTTTGATTGTGCCCATCTCAACATAAATGGCATACTCCACGGATGTTCCAATGGTTACAGAGTCCTTCCCCACTTCATGGGTGATAGAGTTCCTCAATGTGCCACCTCTATACCCTTTCTTGTGGGTGCTCTCAGGTGTGCCAACAGGTGTGATTTCCTTCACATACCTTTCAGCCTGCAGGCCCACTGCAGTCATCCCTTTTTGTATGGCCTGATTCAATTCACTGATAGTCTTTGGTGCATTGTTTTTTGTTATCGAAAACATCAGCCCCATATACTCACCCCTCTTTCAGAGCATACAGCACAGGATTTTCCTCTTTGAAAATGGCTTTCTGTCTTGCAGTTAGCTTATCCCAATCATCGCTGAAAAGGTTGTAAACAGTGTGCTTGTCAAAAGAAAACAGGAATTCGCCAATGACATCAGGATCATCTACCCACCACAGTCTGCCACTCTCTGACCGCACAAAAGTCCTTTTATCAGTACTCATGCCCTGATCTGCCTTTCTTCTGCTTACTGGTTTCTGTGTTCAGATAGTCCATCAAATCAACATACCCCTCTGCATCTTGGAATGAATCAACTTCTGTCAGAGTGCTGTTGATTTCATAGTACTTTCTTCCACCCCATGACTGATAACTGTGCTGTTTCTGTGCACCAAAACGATACTTCAGAACTGGTTCTAGGCTTTGGCGTACCTCACCCTTCACCATCATGGATGTTTCAAAGTCTTTCCATCCATTGCCGCTTGAGGCCTGCAGTTCCAGATACTGCAGTTTGCCATTCTCTTTTCTCACAATGGCGGCATGTCTGGCCGCAGTAAATACATACTGCTTCCCTTCCTGCACATTCTTCAGCACTTCAATAGCTGATTTAAAATCACTTTTGTCCTTTTCTACTCTGGTTTTCAGTCCCGGAAGGTTCAAGATGCGTTCATTGTTTGCGTTTCTACAGAAAAAGCTTCTGCTGTTACCGCCTCTGTAGTCAGCAACATCCCATCCTGCCTTGTTGGCCGCATAGGCAAAAGCCAGAGACATGCATGATCCACCTGTCATATCACCACCACACAGCTTTTTGATGATTTCATCATCTGTCAGCGGCTTTTCCAGTGCTTTCACCTCTACCTTCTCAACACCAGACCTTTCAAGCGCAGAAACCATATTTACTACATCAGCGTTTGTACTCTTTTCTGGTCTTCCACTGGTATCAGGTGCAGGCTGTTGCACTTCAGGCACTGGTTCAGGCTTTTTCTCGGGTTCAGGGCTTGGCTTTGGCTGTGGTGCAGGTTTGGGTGCAGGTGCAGGCTTTGGTGCAGGCTTAGGCTGTGGTTTTGGCTTTTTACTTGCTTCCCACTGGGCATATGTTTGGTAATCAATCACATCATGATAGGCTTTGCCCTCAGCGTCATACTTGATGGTGTTATCAATGCGCTTTTCATTCCTCGGCTGATACTTCTTGATTCTGGCAACCAGTGTGCACCGGCAGTTGTACACAAGATATGCAGGTGCAAACGGATCACCGGGATATTTGATTTCATCTGACCTGTAATGGAATGATTCATCTTCCGGCACATGCTGTCCATCCAGTTCCCTGTGTGCATCACGGGTGTGATGATCAAGAGTGGCAAGCCATTCCTTTTCTGTTTCTAGGCCCAGTTCATTGGCATCATGTATTGCCTGCTGTCTGCCGGCATTCTGTGCACCTGTCATGGCTGTTCTGGCAAAGGTCTTCATCAGGCTTGAATTGGATGTGCTCAGGCCCTCTGCAATCCGTTTTGAAATATCATCAAGCTTTTCGCCCTGAATGATTCCCTGAGTCACTGCTGTGTTTACCCTTTTCTCATCCCAGATATACTGCTTTGGCTCATTGATTTTCCATTCTGGGAGCATCTTGGGGTTCTCCATCAGTAGCTTCTTCACAGTTCGCAAATCGTACAGGTTCATGCCAATGTTCATCTTGGCATACTTCTCGATCTGGTAGGCCTGTACGTTGGCATTGTGTGCGAAAACATCCCCAGTACGGCCATTTATCAGGTTCAGTGCAGTTCTGTTTGAGTGCATCACAGTTGCATGGATGTCCTTCTTTTTCTTCTTCCACTGATTCCCGATAAATATC